TACAGCAGGATTTCTCCCGCCTTGATTAGTATAATATCCAATAATATTACTGGAATGACAAGTTAGATACGGAGATTTCACTTAGGTAGTCAGCAGCGTTACCGAAGCTGGATGCTACGTTAGTCAATTCAATGTAACCATAACGAGTCATGAAGCCAACAACTGGTTCAAATGTTGATGGATCAAGGATAACACCACTTGACATTAGAGGAATGTATGGGCAATAGAACGCAGCAGCATCTGCTTCGCTTGTACCCTTATATCCAACCAACACAGGGATGGTATCATCTGCATAACTGTCAACGTAGATACGCATTGCGCCGTTTAGAGTACCAACGAACTTAGTGTTTGTTGGTGCTTCAAAAGCGCCTTCAGTAGTACGAGCAAATGCTGAAGTTGTTGCAGACTGAAGAACAGTCAATGCAGCACTTGAAACAACAGCCCAGTTACCTGCACCACGACGAGTGCGTTGTGCAATTAGGTTAGCAGCACGGTTGATAAGAACTGCTAGAGCAGCGTGTTCGTCACCAACGAATGTTGCAGTACCACTTACAGTTGCTTGGTTGAAAGTGAATTCACTTGCAGCCAATGAACGTAGGCTGTATAGGATTTCTTGATCAATTTCAGCAGTGATTTCTTGTGCCAAAGCAGCCATAATTTCTGCTTCGATATCTAGACCATGCATTGCTTGAGCGTCTTGAGCAGCTTCAAAAGTCCAACGTGCTGATAGCTTACGAGTCTTAGCTTCAACAGGTTGCTTTAGAATTTGAACGTTCAAACGACGACCAGGTGTACCTTCGAGGGCAGCAGTATAACCTGCACGACCGTCAGTACTGTTAACACCACTTGCAGCACCTGAATAACCAGATGCAATCTTGAATGGTGAAAGTGCTTCGTCACCAACAGCAGCGTCGGTACCAAACTGACCACTAGCAGTGCTAGTGAATGAGTCTGCATAACGAACACGTAGAGTGTGAATCTGTGCAACAGGTCCAGTCATTGGCTGTACACCAACGATTTCGTTGGCAATAACAGTTGGCATAACACGACGGATTACAGGTAGAATCACACGGTTTAGGGTAGCAACGTTACCACTTGCAGTAGCACCGCTTGATGCATTTTCTGCGAGATAACGCTTGGTATTTTCCAATACCATTGACATTGTAGTACGACGATTACCGCTTAAGCCTTCCAATAGGGCTGATTTGGTTTCGTCCCAACGTCCTTCAATTAGTTCTTGTGTCATAGGGTCTTCTCCAATTAATATTTAGTTTCTTAATAGTCCAGCCAGACGCTTCATTTCAATAATATTGTTTGAATTCTGATCTGCTTTCACAGTACGATTGCCAGTAACTTCTACTGTGCTTTCTACAATAGCCTGCTTTGGGGCAGTTACTGCTGCAGAACCACTCATTACTGGGTTCAAATACTTCTTAAATGCTGCGTCTAATTTATCTGTTGGGACTGATTCCAGCAGTGTTGACATCACAGCGGCTTTTTCTTTGCTTAGCGGACTAAGCAAATTGTTGAGTTTGCCTTTTCTATCGATATTTTCGTTGATACGGCGTAGTTCTTCATTTTTCTTCTTAACTTCAGTCATTGCACGTGCTTCAGCATCACGAGCCTCACTGATTTGACTTGCCATAAGAGCAATCTTACCAGTTAGTTTCTTGATATCTGCACGTTCGTTAAGATAACTTGAACCAAATTCAGTTGCAAATGCTTCAAAAATCTTGCGACCGAAGTTGTTTTCTTTTGCTTCCTGAATATCAGTTTTTAGTTGATTTAGTTCTGAACGTAGATGTGTAGTGATTGTGTTTTCTACTAATGAACTTGCTTTCTTTACAAAACTATCACGAAGTGTTTCTAACTTCTTACGACCTTCTGTAACTACCGCTACCTTAGTAGCAGCAAGGTCTGCTTTGTCTTGTGCAAATTCTGAAATTTCATTACGTAGGTTTTCAGCAACGAATGCTTCTAACTTAGTAATAGTCTTTTGCATAGCAACACGGTCACTACGAAGTTCTGAAATTTCACGAGTTAATGATTCACTTAAGTAAGAATCAAAATTCTTAGCCTTGTTTACCATTTGTTGTGTGAACTTTACACGATCTTCGCTTACCAATTCACGTTCTGCAGCAATTTTACGAACTTCTGCAGTTAGTGATTCGCTAACCATCTTATCCAGAGCCTCTACCATAACAGCACGGTCATGTGAATAACGACCAGCCATTTCGTCACGGATTTCTGTACGAATTTCTTCACGAGCCTCTAAAAGTTTAGCATTCCAACTTTCTTCTAGTGACTTGCGAGTATCTTCGTTCAGGATACCGTTGTCAATTAATGGTTTTAGAGCTTCGAACATTAATAATTCTCCTGAACTTATATTTTTAATTCAGCAATAAACTTTGCAACTTCTGCTTGCAAGTATTTCTGAACTCGTTGATCTTGATTTAAATCTTTAGCCATATCCAGTATACGTTGTCCACCATTCATATTCATCAGTCCTTCATAAACTGCAGTTGGGTAGGCATTAGGTGCACTGGGTTGTGCTACTATATCAACAGTAACGATATCAAAATCGCTTACTGCGCCGTCGTGTTCATTAACATTACCTGATCCACGACTGCTTACTCCTAGTTTAACACCACTTTCTAACATGGTGCGAACCAAATTGCCCATTGGTGTAGGCAAAATCTTCATCTTTCCATAACCATTTGGTCCATCTAACCACATTTCTGTAATCATATGACTTACACGGTCAAGATTGATACGCAGGTTGGTTGGGTGATCTACTTCACCCAACACACTATAACCTGTCTTAACTTGCTTGTTTAGTGTTTCAATAGCACGATTGATTTCACTGATTGGATACACACGTTGGTTAGCGTTCTTAACACCACCTTGGATGCAGATGCCCTTTAGATAAAGGTTTTTGCCTTCATCACTGTGGCTCATTTCCATCATAGCCTGATCGTAACTGAGATGCTCTACAAGCAAATTATTCATTTTCTTTCCTTATTAACGAGGTAAAACGTCTTTCTTATTAACGTTTGGACCACCGCCAGTTGCAAACTTGCCTTCTGCACTCTGTGGCTTCTTCGCATTTGAGAAAGCCTTGCCTGCATTAGCGCCTGGAGTGTTTAGAAACTTGCCATTGTGTGGTAGTTTACCTTCACCCTTGCTATATTCATTGCTTGGACCTTTATAAGCCTTGCCATCTGGGTCTTCGTTAGTTGACTTCTGTGCAATGTTCTTAGCAGTGCCACCCATGTCGTTCTTGCCAGCAACTACACTCTTCTTTTGTGTTGAAGACTTGTAACTGTTAACTGCACCAACTGGTGAGCCTTCGCTATTGCCTGGGCTTGCAACTTTTTCTACGTATTCACGAACAACGCCTTCTTCTGCAAAGTCTGGGTCGTTAACACCGTCATTGTGTTCTGCTTCACCTGCTTCGTCAGCCATTAGCTTTTCAAACTCAGCCTTGAGTTCGTCAAGTGAGTCTTCAAGGTCCATAACACGGTCTTCCATGCCACCTTCACCTTCTTCATCACCATAACCCATGTCGCCGTCATTGTCCATGTCCATATCATCATCGCCCATGTCCATGCCATCATCTTCACCGTCCATACCTTCGTGGTCGGCTTCAATATCGTGCATCATGTCATCAGTTTGGTCCATGCTGTCGTCTGCTTCTTCCATATCATGACCATAGTTTTCATCCATGTCATCTGACATTTCTTCTGCTACAAGATCATTGTAGATTGAACGACTCTTCTCAACAACTAGGTTGTGGAATAGTTCTTTTGCCTTATCTGTTTCATCGTTAATGATGAACTCAATCAATTGTTCGTACTTGCTACGCATATGTTAAACTCCTGTGGGAATATATCCTGTGTTTTTATTTACTATGTAAATCTAAATACCGCATCAAATGACGGTATTTTGACGAATTTTACATTTTTATGACTTACTTGATTAAAGTTGTGGACCACCAGCAGGTGCTGTTGCACCGTATTGTTTACGAACACGTGTAATTTGTTCCGTATATTCAACATTACGTTGGTCATTCATTTTACGTAATTGACTAATTTGTGCTAGAGTTAACCGTGTTTTACGAAGATCATGCAGTTTTTCAACGCTTTGATCTTGCGACAAATCTTGATAATCACTGCTTTGATGATTAAACATTTCACTTAGTACCACGACGATATTACTCCATACCTAGTTTATTTAGGTTAAGCACCACCAAGTGCAGCACCCGCAGTTTGACCACCACCAGCAGTACCAGCAGCGGCACTTGGAGTTCCGCCTGCACCTACTTCACCTGTTGGAGTAACTGGTGGTCCACCCAATCCTTCTGCACCTTGATCACCAGCCGCTTGAATATCACTGATAGTGTCAAGGTCAGTGTTAATACCGCCTGGTGTAATACCAACATTACGTAAATCACTGCCTTGCAATTGACTTGTTGGCTCGTCTTCACCACGTTCTTCATGCCACATGCGATCATTTTCTGCCATTTCAAGGTCACTAAGACCAAGATATTTTTTGAGCATAAAACGTTTTGAAAGGTATTCAGTTTGATTAATCTGACTAAATGCTGCAATACGACCGCTGTTTAATTCAATATCACGATACGCAGCAAAGTTTTGTGGCTCATTAAAACGTATTTCAAAGATAGAATTATCTAACTCAAAACCACGATATTTCATGAATAGTTTAAATTCAGTATCAAACTTTGGTGCCAGATACTTTTGTAGACGCTTGCAATACTCGTTGAATCTAAACTCTTGGATAAGTGCAGTAGTTACTTTGCCATCGTTAAAGTTACGATCCGAATCTTCTGGACCTGTTGGTAGATAACTGCTTGGAATACGCAGCGCACGAAACATTTTATTAGTAAAGAAACGTAAGTCATCAATTTCACCAAGATTTTGACCACCAGGCAACACTTCTACAGATGAACCACGACCTTCTGCTGTTTGTGGAAAGAAGAAATCTTCGTTCATGCTCATTGGATTATAAGAAGCATCCATTAGATTTTGACCACCGCCACTTTGTGTTGGTATTCTACGTTGATTGATTTCGTTTTTAACACGCTCAACAAATTGCATTGCAAGGTGTGCTGGCATGTTGCCTACGTCAATCTTGAACATTCTGCGTTCTGGAGCACGAGAGATACGATAGATTAGAATAGCGTCTTCTAATAGTTCTTTTTGCTTGAATACCTTAAAGATACTCTCAAATAAACTAACGCCAAACGGCCAGTTAACATCTAAACCTTCGGTCATGCTAAGATGCACAACATGTTCTGCATCTACTGGAAATTCATTATTGCCTGCACCAAAACGTGTGTTTGGTGAGAATACTTCGCCACCTGCTGTATAAGAACGTGAACCGCCCATATAAGGCGCAAATGCATAGGAGTCATTTGGACCCGGTGGTCTGGTGATAGTATTGTTTTGTAGATTAGGATTTAAGTCACGTATATAATAAATTTCAGGCTTCTTGCCCTGTGATTCATTGACGATAACCTTTGAAACACGGTTCATTTCACTCCAGTACCACTTATAGGTTTCTGGATCACGAATGAATACTTGGTCGCCATACTTAAGAGTATTACGAAAAATCTTAAACATACGAATATCAAATTCGTTAAGGTTATACCATGCTGTAAGCTGTTCTTTGAGAATCATCTTCTCATTATCAGTGGCTTCTTCGTGGAAATGAATATCAAATGCAGTTCTGGTATCTTCATTAACCTGTGTGCAAAACTCTGCAAGAATATCAAGTGCAGCATTAACTTCGCTATCTAGGTCCATGTTCTCATACTGAGTATAACGATCAATACGGTTAGGATGTCCACTGTAAACATCTGGCAACATAGATTGGTAGTTGCGATAGGCTGCATTTGCCTGTGATCCAAGATAATTATAACTGCTATAATCGGTTACGCTGCCATTAACAGGACTATATGCCCCATCACTTACAATACGCCAGTGCTTTTTCCATCCCATGTGTAGTTCCTTATAGGATATTTATAGTTATATTGGGCTATTACATAATTCTAACACTGGTCTCTTTGGTATAACGAGCCACATCTTGAGTTGCATAAATTAAATCATCAATCTTTGAATTTAAAGAAGTTAACAAATCATTGCTTAAATTAGATAGTTGATCACGCATTTGTGATGCTGCAGCAGCGGTATCACCAACAATAGAACTGCTACGTGCTAAACCTTGAAGTGCCTGTGCAAATTCTGGACCACTTACTCCATCAGGAAGTGGTATAATGGCTTCTTCACCATGCAGCATGGCAGGAAATCCACTAGTTGGTCCACGAACAATGCCACCACTTGCATGTTCTGGAACTTTCAAAGAACCGTCTGGATTATACATTGCTCCATGGTTGGCATCCCATGCCTGTGCTGCTAAATCATTAGTTGGTCTTGGTAAAATATTACCAGTTGGTAAATTAATTCCACTCTGTGCAGCATTTTGTTGTCGTATGTTATCTTTTGCTTGTGTATTAGATAGCACTTGTGTTGGCGGCGTGGTAGTTGTTCTGCCCATTGCCAAATCTAATAGTTTTTTAAAACTTCCAATTAAATCAAGAGTAACACCATTTAATGTTTTTACTGTTTCTCCATATTCTTTAATATGGTCGGTTGCGGCATCTTCTAACTTCTGTCTGCCTTCTAAACCTATTTTTTGTAATTCAATTAATGCTTGCAATTTCCCATCATTGGTGTTCATTGCTTCAATAATTTTTGCTCGTGCTGCTTCATATTCTGCTTGACTACGGTTTGCTTGCTGTGAAATCTGGTCATATGAATCTGCTAATTTTGCAACAGGTTCAGAAAATTGTCCTGTTATCATAGAAGCACTAGCAAGTGCACTTGCTTGTTGTGAGTTAATTTGTGTCTGAGCATCTTTTGAAAATTTTTGACTAATATCTAGAATACCAGTACCAAGCGTTTGGTTACCACTTTTAACATTTTCTAATAAATTATAAATTTCTTTAGAACTTTCACCAAGAGCGGGCACAGTTTCAGCCATAATTCCACCAGAAACCGACGTAATTTCACCAAATCCAGCAACACGTTCTTTGAATAATTGTAATGTTGTGGGATCTAATGCTGCTATTTGTTGTTTTACTAATTCTCGTTGTTCTGGCGCAAAACCATTGATATATTGTTTTAATTTTAAATCTTTTAATTCAGCATCTGCCTTT